GTTGATTTTATGAACATTTTGCGAAAGATGCCTTCTTTTGATATAATAGAGTTTGGTGTTGATGACATAGTTCGTTCTGGACTTGTCAAAGAATATATTATTGCCAAACTTGAGAATGGGTTCTGATTATCCTGTAGTAGTTTATGATGGATTTTATGAAGATCCAGATTCTGTTCGGGAATTTGCATTAAGTCTTGATTATAGTAATAAACTTGGAATTCATCCAGGTTTAAGAAGTCAATGTATATCTACAATTAATAAGGAGTTTCATGATATTTCTTATCATAAAATTCTCTCGATGTTTGGTGATTATTCAGAAACTGATGATCCTACAAATTATGGGTGCTATTCATACTTTCAAAAAATATGGAGATTTTCTGGTGATTCAAAAGATCCTGTAAATGATGGATGGATTCATAATGATGGTTTAACTAATCTTGCAGCAGTTATTTACTTAGATCCAGATCCAGTAAATGATAATGGAACATCTATTTACGATAGGCATAGTCCATTACCTAAAGAAGAAAGTATGAATGCCAATAATCGACCTGAATGGTATAAATCTGTTCTAGGTAATGAAGATGTTTGTGGTATTGATTCTATAGATCATTATAGATCAGGGATTGTTAAGAATAACAATCAATTTAGCTTGACTGTAGAGGTAAAAAACAAGTATAATAGAGTTATTATTTACAGTGGTAGTCAATGGCACGGGCAATCAAATTACTGGATGCCAAATGAAGATGATTTTAGATTAGCACAAGTATTCTTTTTTTATGAAATGAACATTCCAAACATATTAGTACCTAAAGTTAGATGTGAATCTTATGGCATTTAATCATGTTGATTTAGATCTCCAACCTCTTGAAAGAGAGCATATAGATGGAGTTCGTTATTATAAGATTCCTGATGAGGAAGAACTCATCAAGATGGTTTCTATTACCTCTGTTACTAGTCACTTTAACAAAGAGATTTTTGTTAAGTGGAGAAAGAAAGTAGGTAATGAAGAGGCAGATCGTATTACTAAGGCAGCTACTGGTCGTGGAACCGATATGCATACTCTTACAGAACACTATCTGAAGAATGAAGATCTACCTGAAGTGCGTCCCATTTCAGACTTTTTATTTAAGATTGCCAAGGGTAAATTAAATAAAATAGACAATATATATGCTCTGGAAGGACCGCTATATAGTAAAGAACTAGGTATTGCTGGAACAGTTGATTGTATTGCTGAATATGATGGCGAGTTAGCGATAATAGATTTTAAGACATCTAAAAAACCTAAACCAAGAGACTGGATTGAACATTATTTTGTCCAGTGTATGGCATACGGATGTATGTTGTATGAGATGAAGGGAATATCAATTAAAAAACTTGTAATCATTATGTCCTGTGAAAATGGCGAGTGTGTAATTTATGAAGAACGAGACAAAGCGAAGTATATCAAACTTCTCGGAAAATACATTGACAAATTTGTTAACGATAAACTGGAGCTCTATGGAACCCAATAAAGAATTAGAAAAGGCGATAGAGAGCAAGTTTCTCACTCCAATAAAATTTTCTATGGAAATTGAAAAGATTGTCGCAGAGGAGGGATTTAATTATATTGATGCTATATGTTACTATTGCGAATCTAATAATATTGAGGTAGAATCAGTATCGAAATTGATTTCAAAACCTTTAAAGGAAAGATTAAAATGGGACGCAACTCGTCTTAATTTTATGAAAGCAACTTCAAAAGCAAAACTTCCAATATAATATTATGCCTATACGCCAAGCATTTTCAACTCCACTTTATTATGTTAAACCCAAGGAAGAAGAATATCACATAATACAGGAGGAGTTGATGAATGTTCATGAGAATACTGATTATAAACTACCAGATTATTTTCCTAAAAGTGGTTCTCATTCATTGACACCAAATCCTTTTGAAAGTAATGTTATAAAAAAGTATAAATGTGATGCTTTTTTAAGTTTTTTAAAATATGCTGTAAAGGATTATGTATCTACTTTGGGATATACAATACCTTTAGAATATATTATTGATGCATCTTGGATGACCAAAACTATAAAAGATAGATTTGCAGTAGAGCATTCTCATGGTAATTCTGATATTTCTGGAGTATACTATATAAAAACAAATGAAAAAGATGGTAATTTGTTTTTCAAAGATCCTAATGAAAAATTGGTTAGTAATTTAATAATGAATCTTGTATGTAATCAAAATATTGCACCACTTCAGCAAGGATTGCTTTTATTATGGCCAGGATATTTGTCTCATGGGACTTATGCCAATGAAACTGATCATGAAAGATTGAGTTTATCTTTTAATATTAAGTTTACTCGTAGAGGATTTACTATTAAAGATAATGTAGAAGGTACAAGAGCTTTAGTTGTTAGGGATGATAACTGGAGAGATTTAGTGTGTTTTGAGGATTTATGATGGACGCTTACGAAAGAGAAAAAGAGTACAATTATCGTGCAGTTCAAGAATTAATTGGTCATCTTCCACCAGTAGATGATTTTAAACCGAAAATGGTTAGGATTGCTGGAGCACAAATACCAGTTTCAACAGATCCTGAATTTAATAAAAAGGAAGTATTTAAGGCAATTGATTGGGCAAAAGAAAATGAGGTAGATCATCTTCTAACACCAGAAGGACTGATTTCTGGATATTGTAATAAATGGTATACTAGATTAGATCAAATTAATGCTAATTTAAAGGAAATAGAAGAATACCAGAAAAAATGTGGTGTTGGTCTTCATGTTGGAACTTTATTTGAAGAACCAGAATCTTCTGGTAAGATTCATCGAAACCAAATTAGACATTATTCTCCAGAAGGTTATTTTCTAGGTGTTACAAATAAAACTTGGGTCTTACAGTCTGAGCAATGTATTGGTAGAGATAATATTAGGGATGGTATTTCTGATATACCATTATTCACTGATGGAACTGGTATAGGTCGTGCTGCAGGTATGATATGTAATGATATGTGGGGTTGGGGTGAAGCTCCACATACTCTTAGAGATGATTCTAAGATGAGATTGTATCCTATGGATTTAATATTTCATGCTACAAATGGTAGGAATTTTTTAGAGGATGATACTCAATTTGCACCATTTAATGCTTGGGCAGATGGATTTTTGCGTATGACTGCTTACAAAACTTTAGCACCAATATTAACAGTAGATTCTCCTGTTAAGTGGGATTGGGATGGGAATGAAGATACTCTTGATATGTATCCAACTTCTAGTGAGAGTGGTCTTCTTGATTTTACTGGTTGGAAAACTAGTGTACCAAGATATGGAAGACAATATTTTTATTACGATTTAGATGTTGCACAAAGTACAAAATTTAAATTTGCAAGATTCCTTAAAGATACTGATAAACCTTTTGATCTCTTGGTTACAGATAGAGATGGGAAGAAATTATTTGCAGATGGTATAGCTGTTATTCATCATTAATATGGAAATTTCTGAATTAGATTTATTGCATCATCGTTTACAAGCAATTTTGCGTGATTATAATATGCCTGACCTTGAATATCTTGGTGAGAGAAAAAGTTGGAAGTCTGGTGAAATGGTTCACTGGTATCGTGTAGGTGGTGCAGAAGTGCCTATTGATGCAATTACTGAATTTGAAACTGAGGAGAATGATGACGAAGACTCTTAGAATAGCAGGTGCTCAAATTCCTATTATTGATAAAGATATTCAATATAATAAGAAAGAGATTTTTAAAGCACTTGATTGGGCAAAAGAAAATGATGTTGATTTAATACAGACTCCTGAATGTTCTCTTTCTGGATATGGTGAAAATTGGGAAGACCATATTGATGAGTTATTTGCAGCATTAAAGGAGATTGAAGATTATCAAAAGGAATTGGGAATTGCTTTAAATCTTGGAACTTCTATGCTGAATATGGAGGCGAATGGATATTTAAAGAGGAATCAAATTAGACATTATGATAAGGGAGGATCAATATATGGAGAAACTAATAAAACTTATGTAGTTCCAGCCGATGGTAATGTAGTACCATGTCTTAATCCTTTACAAATTTTTAAACTTGATGAGTTGGTTTGTGTTGGAATGATATGTAATGATATGTGGGGAGCACCTTCGGAACAAGGTAAAGATAATAGACCTATACAATGTTTAAATGAAATTTTAACTGGGAAGAATATTGATATTATATTTCATTCTACTAATGGATATAAGTTTGCTGAATTTGATTTTAGGAATACTGAAAATTACAATGAAGAACCTTACAAGGTTGGTGAACATGATTATGTTGTTAGAAATACTATGGATAAATGGTGTGAAGCATGGCTACAGATGACTGCTTTTCGATCCGTTTCTACAATTTTAACTGTGGATTGTTGTGTTCATTGGGGTTGGGATGGTAAGGATGAAAGAGTCATTGATAAGTGTAAAACTTCATCTCCTAGTGGTGTTATAAGTCCTTTAGGTGAATGGGTAGCACAAGCTCCTAGATATGGGAGACAATATTTCTATTATGATTTACCTTTTAATACTAAAGAAAAATATTGGGAATTGATTAATAGTAAAGTTAAGGATCTTGATATAAAATATCATAATGAATTGGTGAAGTTATTAAAATGAGATAATGACTAATATTATTAGATTAGCAGGTGCTCAAATTCCTTGTGGTACAAATATACAGATTAATAAAAAAGAAATATTAAAGGCACTTGATTGGGCAAAGGAAAATGATGTTGATTTTTTATTGACTCCTGAAGGATCTTTATCTGGATATGAGACTCGTTGGCAAAATAAGATATCAGAATTAAATGATGCTTTAATAGAGGTAGAGGAACATCAAAAGAAATTAGGAGTTGGTTTGCATTTAGGAACTGGATTTCGAGAGGCAGAACCTATTGGATTAGTTTTTAGGAATCAACTTAGACATTATAGTAAAGATGGTAAATTACTTGGTTGTACAAATAAGACTTTAACTTTGGATTCTGAAGGTGTTTTGGCAAGAGATCCTACTAAAGAACAGATAGTTTCTGTTCCTTTAATACCAGATATTCATTCTATGGGAATGGTATGTAATGATATGTGGGGTTCTCATAATAGAGAACAAACTTCAATTATCCCTATGATGAATTATCTGCTAGAATATAGACCAGAAATACAACTTATATTTCATTCAACCAATGGTAGGAAAATGAATAGTGATGAGTTAATGTATGATGTTTATTGGGATTGGCATAATAGTGTTTTGAGATTAAATGCTGCTTATACATTCCCTATTCTTACTGTAGACTCTTGTTCTTCTTGGCAATGGGATGGTGATGAAGAATGGGTTGATAAGTTTCCAACATCAAGTCAAAGTGGATTTATTGATTATAGTGGTTGGAAAACTAATGTTCCAAGATATGGTAGACAATATTTCTATCATGATTATGATGTATCTTCTAGATTTAATGAAAGTGACACCATTTGAAACATATCAGGCATATTTGGGGATGAAAAGTCATTTCACTAACCCTAAGTATGACTTTATTAAGTACGGTGGTAAATCTCGTGCTACAATAACATCATTCAATAAGAGGAAAGATAAGTATTGGTTTGAGAAGACTTCTAGGAAGTATTCAGATCAAGAAGTAATAGATTTCCTTTTATCAAATTTCGTAAACGCTACTAACCCACAAAATTTATGGATTGGAGAAATTATCAATTCTGGAGAAAGAACATACGCAGAATGGAAAATGAGGCAACAGAGTTTGACGTATATGTTCAAGGAACAATCAGAGAACTTACTCTTAGAGAACGACTTATCGAAAGTGTTCAGTTGCTCGAAGGGTCATCCCCTGTTGTTAAAAAAGTATCTAGGTGGAGAAGTATCGTTAGAGACACTTTCTATTCTGGAAAAAATTTTCTCTTTCCAGAAAAATTTCGATAAGAAACTAGATGATCCTGTATGGGAAACCGTAAGTATGAAATTGAAAAAGTATTTACCTTTCCTAAATATTAATGTGTTCCAATTTAAAAAAGTTCTACGGGAAATTATCAATGAGTGATTTCTTTAAATCAGAAATTATTAGAGATGAATTAATGGCAATTAATCGTCTTCAAGAAAGCATTTATAAAAATGCATTCTCTTTTGATGAAATGGACCGTGAAGATCAATTGGATCATATTGATGATCTAACAGAATTGTTAGATAAGCAAAGGGTTATGTATACAAGGTTATCCTTGTCTGATGATCCAAATGCTAAGAGAATGAAAGGTGAATTAGAAAAATCAGTTCAATTATTGGGATTCCCAAAAGGAACTGATATATCTGTATTATTCAGTGGTATGAATCAAACTATTGAATCTCTTAAGTCAAAAATTGACTATTAAGAGAATTTTTGTTATAATAAAATCAAATCCAATTTAATCCAATTAAATCCGAGGTAATCTAAATGTCTTTTGCATCTTTAAAGAAGCAA